GGGAGCTATGATGAGAAAGGAAAACTTCAGTGGTCAACCCGTGCTGTAGCTTTCCATCTACAGGATGGCTATATATGTACACCTGCTCACTTTTTCCTTCCACATACTAAATTTCATAAATCAATTTTCATTATTCGTTATGGGAATGTTAAAAAACATTTTGAAGGTCCTGTTTCTTATTCCCAACCAACAAATATGGACCTTGTGGTTTTTAAGATTCCAATACCTGTGAATTTACCTCCATCAGGTGTTAAGTATTTATATGATAAAGGTGAGTTTGAGATTCAACGAGGTATGCCAATTTTTCTGCTGACTATTGATCGTGAATGTGCTGTTGAGATTCGCAAACTTGTTATGCATCAAACAAAGGATAGGGTTAAATATGAAGAGGAAGGTGTTGGTTGTTTTTATGTGACAGATGCACTCTTATACCGAGCCATAACTGAAGGTGGTGATTCGGGAGGACTTATAGTTATGAAAGGTCCTGGCGGTGTACCTATCATTATTGGTATGCATGTTGGATCGTATGAGTTGGAAAAACAGCAAACTGGTGTTGCTCTACAATTATCTCGTTCATTTTTTGATGGTATGAAAGTTCCTATTGAAGAGATAGATTTAAGAACGGAGTCAGATAAATTTCCTTTTGATAAGATTAGAGAAGTTCCAAGAAACCAAGCTTATACATCACCAGAAAAATGTATGTTTATAAAAACAAAATTGCATGGGCTTTTTGGACCTGAGCTCTATGCACCTGCAAGAGCTGGGAAATTTACAAATGATCAAGGAGAAGTTATAAATCCAAAAATTAAAGCTTTATCAAAATTACATCAAGGTACATTCCCTGCACAACCTGTGCCTGATCATTTATTACCCCATTTGTTATGGTTGTACCCTAGACGAGCAGAGGGAGGTTATGTTTTAACACCAGAGGAGGCAATTAATGGTATTCCAGGTAGGTTTAGATCCATTATTTTGGGCAGCTCTTGTGGCTGGCCTTTGATATTGGGTAATACCTTGGGAAAGAAAAAATACATAAATTGGGATGGTGTGAATTTTACCTTTGAACCTTCATTTCGAGTAATTGTTCAAGAATATTGGGAAAAGCTTCTCCGAGGAGAATCCCCTGAGTTTATCTTTGGGGATGGGTATAAGCAAGAGTTAATAAAATTGGCTAAGGTTTTAGAGGGAATTATTCGTTTATTTAGTGTTTGTCCTTTATTGTTAACGATTTTTTCCAGAATGTACTTTTTAGATTGGCAAACTCGTTTGCATGAGTTTTGTGTTAGAGGACCTGTATCAGTGGGAATTAATGTACATTCACATCAATGGGGTGCACTCCATACAAATATCTCAAAACACACTGGTTCATTAGTATCAGCTGATATTAAAAATTTTGATGGCGATGTTCCTGCCTATATTGCAGAGATAACTATTAAACACAT